CCTCGAGGATTTTCGACACAACTATTGCGTCGCCGGCATCGACTTGTCACAGACGCGCGATCTGACTGCAGCGTGCATAATCATCGAGACGGGCGGCGAGCTATATGTGTTCGCGCACTTTTGGCTGCCGTCCGAAAAACTCGATGAGGCGATCGCACGGGATGGTGTGCCATATCAGGCGTACATCCAGCGCGGTTTTTTATCGCCTTCCGGGGAGAACTTCGTCGACTACCACGACTGTTACAGGTGGCTGGTCGACATGATCGAAAAATACGAGATCCTGCCGCTGAAAGTCGGATATGACCGGTACAGCGCGGATTATCTCATACAAGACTTAAAAGGCTATGGTTTCCAATGCGATGACGTGTTCCAGGGCGAAAACCTTTACACGTGCATGCAGGAGTTCGAAGGCCTTGCGGAAGACGGGAAGATCCACATCGGCGACAATGATCTGCTGAAGATACACTTCCTCGACTCCGCGGTGAAGATGAACACAGAGCGCGGCCGTGGCCGGCTCGTCAAAGTCAATTCTTCCCGACACATTGACGGTATGGCCGCCGTACTGGACGCGATGGCAGTCCGGTCGAAGTGGTACGCCGAGATCGGGGAACAACTAAAGAACAACAGAGGGTAAAGAATGGGTCTTTTAGATGCAATCTTCCGGCCGGACAAAGACAAGGCCGAGCAGGAAGCGATCCAGCAGGCCCGGACCACGTTCACGACGCTGACCGCATACCGGCCGGCGTTTACTTCGTGGGGCGGGATGATCTACGAGAGCGACCTCGTCCGGGCAGCGATCGACGCCAGGGCGAGACACATCTCGAAGCTGAAGGTCGAGACATACGGCAGCGCGAAGCCTTCGCTTCAGGCACACCTCCGGCAGGGGCCGAACCAATGGATGACGTGGTCACAGTTCCTTTACAGGGTCAGCACGATCCTGGACTGCACGACGACGGCCGTGATCGTTCCGGTGCTCGATGAGTACCTGCAGACGACCGGATACTTTCCGGTGCTTCCGGGCAAGTGCGTCGTAGTCGACTACGAGGGCGAGCCGTGGCTCCGATACAGATTCGCACACGGTCAGACGGCGGCGACACCGATGAAAGACTGCGCGGTCCTGACGCGGTTCCAATTCGCGAGCGACTTCTTTGGGGACGGGAACAAGGCACTCGATGAAACGATGAAACTCGTCCACATTCAGAACGAGGGCATTGAGGAGGCGGTCAAGTCTTCGGCAAACATTCGTTTTATTGCGAAGCTGAACAACTTCAGCACGGCCGAGGATCTCGCAAAAGAGCGCACCCGGTTCTCGAAGGAAAATCTCACGGCCGAGGCGAACAGCGACGGCGTTCTGCTGTTCCCGAACACATGGACAGACGTCCGCCAGGTCGACAGCCATCCGTTCACGGTCGACGCGCCGCAGATGGAACTCATCAAGACGAACGTGTCGAACTACTTCGGCGTCAATGAAAAGGTGATGCAGTCCGGGGCGACCGGCGAGGATCTCGACGCGTTCTTTAATGGCGCTATCGAACCGTTCGCGATCCAGTTCTCCGAGGCGATGACTAAGGCGATCTTCACGGAACGCGAAAGAGCACAGGGCTCGTACCTGATGGCGAACGCGAACCGGCTGCAGTACATGAGCACAGCCTCAAAGGTGCAGATGGCGAAGGAACTGCTCGACAGAGGTGTAATGACAATTAACGAAGCCCGCGAATTGTTCAATTACATAAGCATGGAGGGCGGCGATGTCGCTCCTATTCGAGGCGAATACAAACCGACCGAAGACCTCACAGATGGAGAAGATGCAAGCGAGTAACTATTGCGTTTATAAACATACCGCACCATCGGGCAAGGTATACATCGGGATAACCGGGCAGAAACCTGAAAGACGATGGAGAGGCGGAGAAGGATACAAGGGGACGCCGTTCTACAACGCGATTCTGAAATACGGATGGGAGAATATCTCGCACGAAGTATTAGCCAACGGACTGAGCAAAGAAGAAGCGTGCGAAATGGAAATCGAGGCTATCCGCGAGCATGAATCGCAGGACAGAGAACGAGGGTATAACGTGCTCGCTGGCGGAGATGTTCCGCTTGCCGACTGCCCCGCATCGGTTAGAGAGAAGATGCGCGTCAAATCGTTCGAGAAGTGGGCGCGCGACGATTACAAGCAATCCCACATCGGAAACGAACATTGGACACATAAGAACGGGTATTGCGAGAAAAGCATCGAGGCGATGCGACAGAGCAACCTCGGAAGAAAGAGGACGCCCGAGCAAGTAGAGTTCTTGCGCGAGAAGGGGCGAAAACAGAAACGCCTCCGCGGGAAGGATAACAAGAAAAGCATCCCGATTCTTTGCATATCAAAAGACGGCGATGTCGTCGGCAAGTTCTTCGGCGCTATGGAAGCCGAACGAGAGACCGGCGTGTGTTTTCAAAACATTTTCAAAGTGTGCAACGGCGAGAGAAAGAGCGCCGGCGGTTTTGTTTGGCGTTACGCCGAGGAGGAAAACAATGGCGAGTAAAGAAAGAGAATACCGCAGCATGACGCTTGCAGTCCGGGAATACAACAAAGCCCTGGACAACATGATCGTCGAGGGATACGCCTCCACGTTCGACGAACCGTACCGGCTTTTCGGTGACGATGAGGTCGAAGTGTGGGAGAAGGTCGACCGGAACGCATTCGCGGAGACGGACATGGACGACGTCATCATGCAGTACGACCATCAGGGGCGCGTGTTCGCACGCATCCGCAACAATACGCTAACAGTCAGCCCGGACGATACCGGGCTGTTTATTAGGGCCGACCTGTCCGGGACAGACATCGGCCGGAGCCTGTACCAAGAGATCGCTGGCGGCTATACCGACCGGATGAGCTTCGGCTTCACGGTCGAAGAAGACAGCCGCGAGATCGTCGACGACAGGACCACCGGCAAGAGCATCGTCACCCGGACGATCAAGAAGGTCGGCAAACTCTACGACGTGAGCGCGGTATCCTTGCCGGCCAACCCCGGCACCAGCATCAGCGCACGGTTCCTCGACGGAGCGATTGAGGAGGCGAGAGCGGAGCGACTCAAAGCGCAGGAACTGGCGGAGAAACGCGAACAGATCATGAAGAGGGCTGAAGCTCTCGGAAAGGTGGAAGCATGACAAGAGAAGAAGTCATGATCCTCGACATGGAGGGCTGCGAAGAAAGAGCCGCACAGATCGCAGAAGAGACGCGCGAAGCGTCTGAAGAGATCCTCGCGGAACTGTCCGCCGAGCTCGACATGATCGAAGAGAGAAAAGCAAACATCAAAGCCGAGGCCGAAGAAAAACGTGCGGCGATGGAAGCCGTCATCGAAGGCGCCGGCGAAGAAATCGAAAAGCAGGAGGAAAGAAAAATGCCTGATATGAACGAAATCAGAGCGAGCAAAGACTACCTCGACAAGTGGGTAGAACTGCAGAAGGGCAAGATGGACGCTAACGAGTTCCGTGCGCTCTTCACCACCAATGCGGACCTCGGCAGCGACGTCACCGGCACCATCGCGGTCCCGACCTACGTCGAAGACAGAATCCATACCGCGTGGGAGAAAAATGACATCATGGCGGCGATCCGCAAGACCTATTTCAGAGGCAACCTGAAGGTCGGTTATGAGGCATCCAGCGACGGCGCTGTCATCCATGCAGAAGGCGCGGAAGCCATCAGCGAAGAGAACCTCGTCATCGGGTTTATCGAACTGATCCCGCAGACCATCAAGAAGCTCGTCCGCTACAGCACCGAAGTTATGGACATGAAGGGTCAGGCTTGGGTCGACTACATCTTCGACGAGGTCGAGTATCAGATCGTCAAGAAAGCGGCGGAGACTGCTGTCGCGGCTATGGAAGCGTCCAGCCTGTCCTATGGCTACACCGCGGCCGGTGCTACTCTGACCACGGCTGATATCATCGGTGCGGAAGGCTATCTTGGCGGCGAAGCGGCTAACCCGGTCCTGATCACCACAAGAAGCAACGCGGCTGCCCTGAAAGCGGCTGCTCTTTCCGCGAACTACGGCTACGACCCGTTCGACGGTCTGCCGGTCATGTTCACCGAATTTGCTGCCGGTTCTGACACGCTCGGCATCGTTGCCGATCTGTCCGGCGTCCAGGCGAACTTCCCGGATGGCGACCAGCCGAAATTTGTCTTCGATGAGTACACCGAAGCCGCGGCTGACATCGTTCGCGTCATCGGCAGACTGTACGTCGGTATCGACGTCGTCGCTCCCGGTAAAGTCGTCGTCATCGGTGCGGACTCGGAATAGATCCGGGCAGCGATGGACACGGACTTAAATCCATCAGCATAAGCCCCGCGATTAGTACTACTCCCGCGCTCGATAGCATCACGCCGATCTATTATGAGGATTTGACGGACGAAGAAAAACAAGATGGCGTAACGATCGCCCTTACGTCTGATGAAATCCAAAAAGACGCGGAATACACAATAACGATCACGCCAACACCTGACTGGTATGCGTTCGGAGATGGCGCAGGCGCGAAAGGCGAACAAACTACCGAAATAGCAACAGCAGTAGAACGCGGCGGCGAGGTTGGCGTTGCTTTTGAAGTGTATGTGTTTGAAGAAGATTCACCGGACGCCCCGCAAATCAAGATTGTATTGGAAATTTTAAACAACGGCCAATAAAGCGCGGTAACACAGCCCTATACAGGGCAGAGGTAACCCATGCCCACCCCAAGACCCGACAGGGACGGAACGCGGGAAACAACTAACAACTATGAGCCGGCCTTCGGGTCGGCTTAACTTTTGAGGTATTAAGATGCTTGAACTCGTGAAAATGGCGCTCCGTATCAGCACGGACGCGTTCGATGATGAACTGGATATGCTGATCGCGGCGGCGCTGGATGACCTCGGTGTTGCCGGTGTCGTTTATGTGTATGCAGACACGGACCCGCTCATCAAGAAAGCGGTCTGCACGTACTGCAAGTTACACTTCGGCATGCCGGACGACGCTGACCGTCTGCAGAAGTCCTACGACGAACAGAAGGCACAGCTTTCGACAAACACCGGTCACACGACATGGTACGCGGAGGTGTAGGCATGTTTGAATCGACAGCCACACTCTACAAAGAGAAGACGACGCTCGACGCCGCCCTGAACGAGGTGCACACCTACGAAGGGCGCGAGGTCTATGTCCGGAAGACGCGAAGCATCTACGCCAATGAGTTTTACGAGGCGGCGGCACAGGGTCTCAAGCCCTCCGTCGTCCTCGTGATCTTCTTTGGTGACTACGAAGACGAAAAACTCGTCGGCTGGCACGGCGTGCTCTACTCCGTCGTGCGCTGCTATCAGAAACCGGACAGCGACGACCTCGAACTGACGCTCGAACCGAAGCTCGAGTACGTCGACGGTATCGAGGAGGTGAGCGCATGAGCATCCCTATCAGCGACCGCATGGACATCGTAACGGTGCTGAACGGCATCTCCTACGAGCTGGGCATCCCGTGCGTGTATTCGCACTTCGAGGCCAACGTCACCTATCCGGCCATCGCTTACATCGGGGCCGGGCAGGAACAGATGCAA